TCCGGCAGCGCGACGGAAGCCGATCAGGATCGGGGAGGGCGGTTTTCTAGTGCTGAACGAGGCTCAGGCCGTCGAGGCGGCGCATTACGCCCTCGGCGTTCAGGACACGGAACGCCAGGATCTCGACGTCCTCCGGCGCTACGTGACCGGCAAGCAGTCCATCCCGATGGTGGTCCCGCGCGACGCGCCCGCGGAGGTCCGGGAGATGGCGCGCATCGCGCGCATCAATCTCATCGCGATCGTGGTCAACTCGCTGGTCGAGAGTCTCTACGTCGACAACATCCGCTCGAAGGCGCAGCGCACGGCGACCGACCCGGAGGACGATCCGACCAAGGCCGTCTGGAAGACCTGGCAGGACAACAAGCTCGACCGCGGGCAGGCCGGTCTCTACCGGGCCGCTTTCACCTACGGCTATGCGTACGCCACCTTCCTGCCCGGCACGCCGTCGCCGGTCATCCGGACGTTCTCCCCGCGGACGATGACCGCGCTCTACGGCGACGACCCGGACTGGCCGGAGCAGGCGCTCGAGCGCCGTGGCCGTGGCCGGTTCCGGCTCTATGACGAGACGCACGTGTACAGCCTCGGATACGACGACAAAGAGAAGAAGTTCGGCTTCCAGGGCGTCGCCGAACACCGCTCGCCGTACTGCCCGGTGGTCAAATACACGGACGCCGTCGACCTCGACCTCGACGATGAGCCGGAGCCGTTCACGCCGATCGGCCCGGACCGCAATACGACCCGGATGGTGGCCGGCCAGGTCGCGCCGCTCATGACACTGCAAGACCAGGTCGACGTGTCGAGCTTCGCCCTGAAGGCCGCGGAGTGGTACGCCGGCTTCCGGCAGCGCTGGATCATCGGGTGGACGCCGACGCCGGCGCAGAAGGTGACCTCGGCGGCGTCACAGTTGTGGGCGATCGACGAGGCGCCCGACGACGTCCGGATGGGTGAGTTCTCCCAGACGGAGCTCCGCGGCTTCCTCGAATCGCGCGAGACCTCCCTGAAGTACGCCGCCACGCTGTCTCAGACGCCCGTTCACGAGCTGATCGGCGAGCTGGTCAACCTCTCCGCCGAGGCACTCACGGCGGCCGAGGCGGGGCGCGACCGCAAGATCAAGCTCGCCAAGACCGGTCTCGGCGAGGCGCACGAGCAGCTCGCCGTCGGTGTCGCCGATCTTCAAGGCGTCGAACTGCCGAACGACATCGAGGTCGTCTGGGCCGACACGTCTGCACGTGCATTCGGCGCGATCGTCGACGGACTCGGCAAGCTGGCGCAGATGTTGCAGGTGCCGCCGCAGGAGTTGTGGGACATGATCCCCGGCGTCACGCGCCAGGTCGCCGAGCGGTGGAAGGCTGCCGCCGCCGCAGGCGACGCGCTCGGCCAGCTGACGGGCATGCTCGACAAGCAGGCGCAGGCCGGCCAGCCGGCGCCGGGCGAGACCGTCAGCCCGGGCGGCGTCATCCTGCCGCGAGGCGTGAGCGCCTGACATGGCCCGGACCGCGGCGGCCGACCGTCTCACCGAGCAGCATCGCGCGCAGCAACTCGCCGTGCGGGCCGGGTCGTTGCGCGACCTCGTGCAGCTGTGGCAGGCCGTCGACCCGGCGGACCTGGCCGGCACGATCGGCACCTTCGCGCACGCGGCCGGCCTGCTCGCCGGGCAGGGTTTCGACCAGTCCGGAGCGGTCGCCGCGCGCTACTACCGGCTGTTCCGGTTCGCCGAGGGCGTGCCCGGCGTGCCGCCCGCGGGCGGCCGGATCGTCAAGCCGACGACGGAGCAGCTCGCCGGGCAGCTGCGCGGCGCTGCGCTGTCGGGCATCATCAACGCCCGCCGGGCCGGCATGAGCCTCGAAGGTGCCAGCCGCAACGGCTTCGTCAAGGCCGCCGGGATGCTCGCCAAGCTCGTGCTCACGGGCGGCCGGATGCGCCTGATGCAGAACGTGCAGGACGACAAGCAGGCGCTCGGCTGGGGCCGGGTGACGACCGGCAACGCCTGCGCGTTCTGCCGGATGGTCGCCAGCCGCGGCCCGGTCTACAAGACGGAGCGCTCCGCCGACTTCGAGTCGCACGACGGGTGCGGCTGCACAGCGGAGCCGATCTACCGCGGCGACAGCATCGACGACATCAAACAGGCCGTCGATCTGCGAAGCGAATATGACGCCGCGCAGGCTTGGGCGCGCGAAACAGGTAATATGCCGAGCAAGACCAGCAACAACAGTTTGAACGCCTACCGGCGCTATCTGTCGGCAGGCAAGCCCACGCCGGGTGAAGGCGGGAAATCGACGGAGGGATCCGGGGAAAATGGCTGACGACGACGGCACCGACAAGCCGGCGGCAAAGACGTTCACGCAGGCCGACGTGGATCGACTGATCCGGGATCGACTGGCGCGCGAGCGCGAGAAGTTTGCCGACTACGACGAGCTCAAGACGGCGGCAGCGGCCGGCGACAAGAGCAAGACGCAGCTCGACAAGATCGAGTCGGAGCTCTCGACGATGCGGAGCCGCGCAGAGAAAGCCGACGCGGCACTGCTCCGGCGAGAGGTTGCTGACGAGCTCGGCCTCACGGCCAAGCAGGCACGGCGACTGTCCGGCAGTACGCGGGAGGAACTGCTCGCGGACGGCCGGGAGTACATGGAAGACAACGGCATCAAGGGCAAGGCGGAACGCGCAGCCGAGACCGATGCCGGTAAGGGCAAGGGCACGGACGACGGAACCGACGACGAAGGCTCCGAGGAAACCGAGCAGCGCCAGCCGGCGCAGCGACCCGCGCGACCGCGCGAGAACCTGCGCAGTGGCGCGCCGATGACCGAGGGCAAGCCGACGGAAACGGACCCGATGAAGCTCGCGGCGATGGTGCCGCGGCGGTAGGACCGTAGCGGCAGGAACAGCCGGCCGCTCACAGAAAGGGATATGAGCAGCTATGGCTAACGCCTTCCTCAAGCCGACAGTGATCGCGGCGACCGCGGTCGGTCTGCTTTACCGCGAGCTCGTCGTCGCACGCACCGTGTGGACCGACGCGATCAACCCCAACGAGTTCGCGGGCGCCTTCGGCGACACCGTCACCATGCGTGTCCCGGCTCGCCGGTCGGCCCGTACCCGGGTGCTCCGGGCGGGTACCGCCATCGTCAACGACGTCAGTAACGAGTTCGGCGTCGACGTCAAGCTCACCACCGACGTCTACAACGGCGCACCGATCACCGACGAAGAGCTCACGCTCGACATCGTTGACTTCGGTGCGCAGATCCTCATGCCGCAGATCACCGCGGTCGCCGAGGGCGTCGAGGACGCGGTCGTCGCCGAGATCGAGGGCGCGACGTACGAGTCCGCCATGACGCTGAACCCGGATTGGTCCGAGTTCCGGGTCAACGGCTTCACCGACTGGTACCGGGTCGCCAACCGCGCCCGTCGCCTGCTCAACGACAAGTTCGTCCCGAAGGCGCAGCGCACGCTGCTCGTCGGGTCCGAGGTCGAAGAGGAGATCCTCAACTCCGACCGCTTCACCCGCAACGACAACATCGGCGAGTCCGCCGAGGATGCGCTGCGCGAGGCGACCATCGGCCGGATCGCCGGTTTCAACGTCGTCCCGTCCGCCGCGCTCGAGGCGGACGAGGCGTACGCCTACCACCGGACCGCCTTCGTGCTCGCCGCCCGGGCGCCGCTCGTGCCGCGGGGCGTGGCGTTCGGTACGCAGCGGTCGTTGTCCGAGGGCAAGCAGGGCGGTACGGCGTCGGTCGCCGGCATCGGCGCCCGGTGGATCATGGACTACGACTACACCAACACGACCGACCGTTCGCTGGTCAACACGTGGGTCGGTACCGAGACGGTGAAGGACCCGATCACTCCGTCGAACCCGGCCTCGTCGTTCCGGCTTGACCGGGCCGTCAAGATCGCCAACAACAGCTGATGACCGAGCCGCGGCGTCCTCCGGACCGTGCGCTGTCGACCCTCGCCGAGAGGTTTCGACGACGCCCGGAGGACGCCGCGATGCCGGCCGGCGAGCACGTACCCGATGCTTCCGGCGGCGACCCGATCCCATGGGAGGAACCGCCAAGTGCTGAACATCGGTGAGGGTCGCCCCCTCCGAGGCTGCTCGATCTGCGCGCTGATCGACGATCACCCGCGGCACAGCATCAGTAAGACGGTCGCCTCGAGGCTGCTCGTGGTCGACCCGGCCGTCATCGACATCACGAAGGCGTCGGCTCCGGCTGGCGAGGTCGAGCGCATCGTCGCCGAGCTGATCGGCGTCCGGGGAACCTACCGGCACATCGACTGCTGCCGCCGGGTCGGTTGCCCGGACGGCTCGTGCGACAAGGTGCCGGAGGATCTGCGCGGCGCCGACCTGCTCGGCTACCAACGCGCGACGAGGGAATAGGACGCACCGACCATGGCCGAAGGCTTCGCTGCCGCGGTAGCAAACTCGATCCTGGCTGCCCTGCTGAAGGGCACTAACTACACCGCACCGACGGCCGCCTGGCTGAAGCTGCACGTCGGTGCGCCCGGCGCGTCGGCGGCGTCCAACGCCGCGGCCGAGACGACCCGCAAGCAGATCACATCGTCGGGCACGCCCACCGGCGGGACGGCGACGTCGTCCGCCGACCTGACATGGACCGCGGTCGCCGGCTCCGAGGACTACACGCACTTCTCCGTGTGGGACGCCTCGACCGTCGGCAACTTCCAATTCTCCGGGACGATCACGGCCAACCCCGTCGTATCGGGCGATACCTTCACCATCGCCGCGGGCGACTTCGACGTCGCGATCCCGATCGCCAGCTAGAAACGGGCCCCGGTGACGATCTCGCTCGCCGGGGCAACCGGCGTCTCCACCACGGCCGCGGCACGGGGCACGACGTCGACCTCCGTGGCCTACGCCACCGGCGTCGCGGCCGGCCGCCTGGCGGTCATCACGGCGACCGTCAAACCGTCGACAGCAACCTGGTCGACCGCGCCCGCAGGCTGGGTACTGATCGCGCAGGGCACGGGCGGCACGGGCACCAACGCCGCCGACACCGGTACGTCGCGCATCGGCAAGTGGTATCGGCTGCTCGACGGCACCGAGACCGGATCGGTCACCATCACCGCGACGACCTCCCCTTCGCAGGTCTGCGGCGCGATGGAGATCTACGCCGGGACCGTCGGCGGTTGGGGCATGCCGCTGTCGCTCACCTCGGCCGACACGTCGCACGGCGCCAACGCGACCGGCGCCACCGGGACGTGGCCGATAGCGACCGCGGCCGGCGACCTGCTGCACGCTGGCTACGGCACCGACACCGATGCGACGAACGCCGCCAGCGCGCACGCGATCACGCAGACCTCGACGACGTTCGGCACGGTCGCGCCACAGAGCCGGGTCGGCAACTCCGACGGCAACGACGGCTCGGTCTTCACGTGGGATGCGCTCGTCTCCTCCGGCGGCGCGACCGGCGCGATGACCACCTCCATGACGTGGGCGGCCACCTCGTGCGGCGCCTTCGCCGTGACGCGCCTGCGCGAAAAGCTGGCCGGCTCGTTCCCGACGCCGACAGTGCTCGACAACTTCAACGACAACACGATCAACCTGGCGACGTGGGACCCGTGGGGCGGGGCGCAGATCACCGAGGCGTCCGCCCGGATCAACCTGACGACGACCACCGGAGCCGGCTACTACGGCATCGCCCGGCTCGCCTCGCTGAGCCTCACCGACATCATCTGCGGCGTTCGCGTGGTGACCATCGGAAACCAAGCGTTGACCAGCTACAACGCTTATCCGATCGGGCTGACGTTCGCCGCCAGCAACGAGTGTTTCTGGGTTGTCAGCGGGAACATCGCGCGATTCGTCACCGTCGTGGCCGGCGTCACGACGGTCCGCTCGGCGGTTACCTTCGAGGCGGCGACGCAGGTCTATTTCGGCATCGGCGTCATCTCCGGCAACCTGACCGCTTACTGGTCGACGGCCGGCTCGTCGTGGATCCCTGAATACTCGGCTACCAACCCCTTTGCTAGTGCCACCTTTACCCCGTACCTGATGGTCGGCACCGACGGCGCCGAGGCCACCACGACGGCGATGCAGCTCGACGACTTCGGCACGTGGGCCGCCGGCGGCAGCACGATCAACGGCACGGTCAGCGCCACGCTCGGCGGTATGTCGGCGACCGCCGTCGGCGTCGTGCGCCGTCCCGGCGTGGCCCTCGGCAGTCTTGGCGCTCTCGGCGCGACCGCGGTCGGCGTCCGCTCCAACCGCGGCGCGACGGTCAACACCACGCTCGGCGGGATGTCGGCAACCGCGGCGGGCGTCGTGCGGCGCCCGGGGGCCGCCCTCGGCAGCCTCGGCGGGATGTCGGCTACCGTCGTCGGTGCGGTCCGGCGGGCCGGCTCCGTCGCGGCTACGCTCGGCGGCCTGGCGGCGACAGCGACCGCCCGCCGGACCGTCCTTGCGTCCGCGGCCGGTAATCTCGGAGCGCTGACCGCGGCGGCTTCCGGGACGCGCCGCGCCAACGCCGCAGTCTCCGCCTCCCTCGGCGCGCTCACGGCCGTCGCGCAAGGCCGGCGGACGACACGCGGAACCGTCGCGGTCAGCTTGGGCGCGCTCACGGCTACGGCCCTCGGGACACCACGCCGTCCCGGCGTCGCCCTCGGCAGCCTCGGCGCGCTGAGCGCTACCGGCCTCGGCCGCCGCTCCGTCTCCGGCCTGGCGATCGCCTCCCTCGGCGCGCTGAGCGCCACAGCAGCAGGCGGCGCGTCCGGAGAGGTGGCCGGCTCCGCCGCGGCCGTTCTGGGGCAACTGAGCGCCACCGTGGCCGGTCGCCGCAGGACTCCCGGCACGGCCGTCGTGACTCTCGGCGCGCTGATCGCCGTCGGCGTCGGCCGCCGGACCGTCCGGGCGACCGCCAGCGGCACATTCGGGGCCGTCAGCGCGACCGCCCTCGGAACACCGCGCCGTCCTGGCGCTGCCCTCGGTGCCCTCGGTGGAATGTCGGCGGCTGCGGCCGGCCGCCGGACGGTCCGAGGCCTGGCGGTCGCCGATCTCGGCGCGCTCGTCGCACACGTGCAGGCGGAGTCGGTCCGATACGGGTACGCGTCCGTCGTCCTCGGTGGCCTGGCGGCGACGGCGACCGCCATGCGCCCGGGCGTCTCCGGCCAGTCGGTCATCCTCGACAGCAGCCGGCCGGAGCGCCTGCTAGCCGTAGGATCACCGGGGAGGGCGACCGCGTACGGCTCGCCGGGCAGGATCATCGACGCGAGCCGGACCGGCCGGATCGGATAGCGAAGGGAGCGCCATGCGACGCTACGACCTCGGCGACGCCGCCAGCCTGCGGCGCGAACCGCGCAATCCCGACGGGCAGATTCCCGACAACATCACCGTCACATTCTCGGTGGTCAAGCCGTCCGGCCAGGTCTACACGCCCCCGGTCGTGCCGAACGAGGACGTCGACGGAGCGTTCGACGTCACCATCCCCGGTAGCGAACTCGACGAGTACGGCCCGTATGACTTCGCGTGGGCGGTCGCCGGCGACGTCACCGATGTCTCAACCGGGCAGTTCTACGTCGGCGAGCCGGAAAGCGCCCTGCCGCCGCTGGCGTCCTTCGAGCAGCTCTGCCGCAAGCTGGGATACACGCCGTCCGACAGCGAGCGCGACCGCGCAGAGCACCTGCTCGACGAGGCGAGCGAGCTGATCCGGGACGTCGCCGGCCAGACATGGACCGACGACGACGGCGCTCTCGACGGCGTGCCGCGCCGGGTCGGCCTGATCTGCGTCGCCGCGGCCTACCGGGCGTTCACCAATCCCGAAGGCCTGACGCAGCGGTCGATCGGGGACAGCTCGAAGAGCTACGACCGCAACGGCGTCGACGGCGGCGAGGACGTCTACCTGACGCCGGCCGAGGAGAAGACCATCCGCGGCGCCGCGGGGATGTCATCGCTGACCGTTGTTACTCTGGTCAGCCCCTACAGCGCCGACGCCGGCCTCGTCGACGACGACATCGTGTGGGCGTCGTGACGATCCCGATCGGCTACCACGAACTCAACCGCGGGCTCGAAGTCTGGCGGCCGACGTCGACGTCCGACGACATGGGCGGCACGTCGTGGGTCCTCGCCAAGGTCGGCAGCGTGCGCGCGAAGGTCTCGCAGCCGGCCGCGGCCGAGCAGATCGAAGCGCAGCAGGCCGGGACGTCCATGACGATGATCGTCCACATGCGACCGGGGGTCGACGTCCGCCGAGGTGACACCCTGATCGGCGACAACGACTACCTCCGGGTGAAGTACGTGATCGAGCCGAGCGAGCCCGTATACCTGCGCGCCGATTGCGAGCAGATCCAATCCGAAGGCGACAGGGAAGACTGATCATGACGGCCGCCGAAAAGCCCACGTGGGCGATCCTGATCCCCACCATCCCGCAGCGCGAGGCGCTCTTCATGCGCCTACTTCGGATCCTGCTGCCGCAGCTCGACGCGCACGGCGAGCGCGTGCGCGTGATCGCCTGGCGTAACAGCGGGTCGCCGCGCCTGGCGGAGATCCGGGATGAGCTCATCGCCGACGCGGGCACCGACTATGTCAGTTTCATCGACGACGACGACACCGTCCCGGAGTACTACGCCGACGAGGTCATCAAGGCGCTCGACAGTCGGCCGGATCACGTCGGTTTCAAGCTGGCGTACTACCGCGACGGCAACCTTGAGGAGACCGTCGAACACTCGATGATCTACTCCGGCTGGGGACGCACCCGGGAAACCGGACAGCTGTACCGGGACTTCACACACGTCGACCCGATCCGCCGCGACCTAGCCGTCCGCGGGCACTTCGCCCGGGCACGCCCGAACCGGGCGGAAGACAAGATCTGGGTACGCCAGGTCCGCCCGTTTCTCGACCCGGCGGCCGAGGTCTACATCGACAAGATCATGTACCACTACCTGTGGCGCCCGCTCGAATCGTCGTGGCAGAACCCGGGCGAGATCGTCCCGGCGGGTAAGGCGCGGCCGGAGATCTCGCACCACGCCTTCAGCTGGCACCCCCGCAGCGATACCTAGCAGGTAGGCTGTCCGGCATGACGACGACACCCGTGGGCAGTCTCGACGAGCCGTTTCAGTTCCACCCTGAAATCTGGGAGGGGCGGCACCCGTCCGTGCGGCATTTCCTGCCGCTCTTCGCCTTCGAGCACCTGCCCGCGGGCCCGCTGCGGGACTGTTCCGAGGCCTTCGCCGGCATGGCCGAGGTCTCCGTCGAGTCGATCCCCGACGACCCGGAGCTGGCGGCCGGCCTGCGCAAGCTGCTCGAGGCGAAGGACTGTATGGTCCGGGCGACCCTGCTCGGCATGCAGGCCCGGGCCGATGGCTGACCTGCTGATCATCGTTCCGACGCGCTCGCGCCCTGAGTCCGTCGCGAAGGTCGTCGAGGCCTGGCGCGATACCGGCGCCTTCGAGGACGCCGCGGAGTTGCTCTTCGTCTGGGATCGTGACGATCCACGGGCCCCGGAGTACATCGAGGCGTACGACAAGATCGCCTGGTCAGAGGTACACCGGTCTCGCTTCCGGAGCATCCCGGAGTGGAAGCCGCTCGTGCCGAAGCTCAACAGTGCGGCGCTCGACTACGCCCGTGATGGTGAGCACTTCGCCATCGGCTTCGCTGGCGACGATCACCTCCCGCGCACGAAGGGATGGGCGCGTCGCTACGTCGAGCAGCTGCGCGACATGGGCACGGGCATCGTCTACTGCGACGACGGCTACCAGCACGACAACATCCCCACGCAGTGGGCGATGACGGCCGACATCGTGGGGGCCCTCGGCCGGATGGTTCCGGCGCCGGTCGACCATCTCTACTGTGACAACGCGATCCGCGACCTCGGCGAGACGGCCGGCTGCCTGGCCTACCTGCCCGATGTGCTGATCGAGCACATGCACCCGGTGGCCGGCAAGGCGACGACCGACGAGCAGTACGAGCGCGTCAACGGCTCCGAGCAGTATCGTAACGACCGGGCGGCCTACCGCCTGTGGAAACGCTCCGGCCAGCTGGCGGCCGACGCCGACGTGGTTCGCCGGCTCTGCATCGGGAAGGGGAACGCATGAGCGTCATGATCGCCGGCCGCGACGGTCTCTACCGGACCGCCGACGGGTCGAGCTACCGCATCGAGGCCGGCCGGACGACCGCCGACCCCGGCCACCCGATGGTGCGTGAGTTCCCGGACGCGTGGAACGCCTTCGCCGTGCACCTCACGAGCGACGACGAGACCGCCCCGGCGGCCGACGACACCGACAGCGTCACCGATCTGCGCGAGCAGGTGGCTGAGCTCGAAGAGGTCAACGAGGAGCTCCGCGCCACCTTGAATGAACTCGCCGACGCCTTCGCCGAGGCCGGCGTGCCTGTGGTCGAGCCGGAGAGCGGAGGCTGGCTCGTGCGTACGCTGCGCTCCGTCCTGCCGCCTCGAGCGGTCGAGCCGATCGCCAACGTCGTCGTGGCCGGTCCCGCGGATCCTTCGACGCCCGACGGTCGCATGACCATCCGCGCGTGGGCCGTCGGGCGCGGCCTCGACGTCGCGCAGCGCGGGGCGCTCTCCGCCGCGGTCGTCCGGGCATACGAGGAAGCGCACGCCTGATGCCGAAGGCAGCGAATGTCCGCGGCGCCGGCGAGCTGAGCCGCAAACTTAAGCAGCTTCCCAAGGTCGTCGACAAGAGCTCCGTGGAGTCGATCAGGGTCGAAACCAACAACATTGCGAACGACCTTCGCAGGCTCGCCCCTCGGGATACGGGCGACCTGGCGGAGTCCGTCCAGGCGGAGGTCAGAGCCAAGCAGTTGCGCGGGATCGCCGCCGTGACCGCGGAGCATGCGAAGTTCGTCAACTTCGGGACGACCGAGAACGAGGCGCAGCCCTTCGCGGACGTCGCTGCCGAGCTTTCCCGGGACAGGTTCCCGGGTGGCGTCAAGGTCGGCCTCTCCGGCGCGCTCCGGAAGCTGGCCGGCCGGTGACCGCCCCGATCTCGAAGTCCCCACTGTCGCCGTTGCAGCGAGCCGTCGTGGCGAAGCTGCGCGGCGACGCCACGCTCGTCGGACTGCTGGCGTCCGCCAAGGGCGTCTCGCCGGCCGCCGCCGCGGTGGTCGATCAGGTGGTCGAGGGTCAGGCGTTCCCGTACATCCGGATCGGCGACCACCTCTCGACGCCGGCCAATGATCTGACCTCGTACGGGCGACGCGTGACCGTGACGCTGCACGTGTGGACGAGGGCTCAGAGCAACGGCCCGGGTCAGACGATTGCCGACCGCGTGATCGAGCTGCTCGACCACCAGGAACGCGCCCTCGCGGTCACCGGCCACCGGGTCGTCAGCATCCGCCACGAGTTCGACCAGGCACTCAGTGACCCGGACCCGCAGATCAGGCATCATATAGTCAGGTTGAGGGTCGAGACGGCCCAACTCACTTAGAGAGGTCGGACCCCATGAGCGGCCGTAACGCCTTCGGCACGGAATTCCGCCGTGCCACCACGCTTTCCCCGGGCACTGTTTTCGAGACGATCGCCAACGTCACGAACATCGGCGGCCCGGCTCGCACCCGGGAGACCATCGACGTCACGGCGCACGACTCGCCGGACGGGTGGATGGAGTTCATCGGCGGCCTGAAGGACGGCGGGGAGATCTCGCTGGACATCAACTACGACCCGGCCGAGCTGACGCACGACATCGACGACGACTTCGACGACGACGTTGCGCGCAACTACCGGGTCGTGATCCTTCCCGACACCGAGGACGAGCACACATGGACCCTGAAGGGGATCATGACGGAGTGCTCCGACGAGTTCCCCTACGACGACAAGATGGGTCGCACGCTGACCATCAAGGTCACCGGCAAGCCGACCCTGCTCGCCACCAGCGGCAGCTGACAGCAACACCCCTTGGGAGAGAAACTGCTATGACATTCCTGACACGCGACGCGATCCTCGCCGCGGACGACCGCAAGTTCGACACCGTTCCGTGCCCGGAGTGGGGCGGCGACGTCCGCCTCGCCTCGATCAAGGGCACGCAGCGGGACTCGTACGAACAGTCGCTCATCGAGGAACGGGGCGGCGACCGCAAGCTGAAGCTCGTCGGCGCCCGGGCGAAGCTGATCATTCTCTGCGCGGTCGACGAGGACGGCCGACCGCTGTTCACGTCCGACGACCTGCGGGCCCTCGGCGCCAAGAATGCGGCGCCGCTCGACCGCCTGTTCGACGCCGCCAAGAGGCTGGTCGGCATGTCCGACGACGACGTCAAGACGCTGACCGAGGATTTCGGCGCAGCCCGGAGCGACGACGATACTTCCGACTCGCTCTAGCTCTGGGCTGCACGGTCGGCGAGCTGCTCGAGCGGATCGACTCGCGAGAGCTCACGGAGTGGGCGGCGTACGAGCAGGTCGCCGGACCGGTCGGAGACGGCCGGCTCGATGAGCTATTCGCGATGCTCATGGCGACGATCGCCAACGTGAACCGGGGGAAGAAACAGCGGCCGTACGAGGTCAAGCAGTTCCGGCCGAAGTGGGATCCGGGCGCGCCGCCGGAGCGAAAGCCGGAAATGAGCGGGCATGACATGCTCGCAGCGGTCAAGGGCTACAACCGACGGATGGGCGGAAAGGTGCAAGGTGGCGACGCTAGCTGACCTGCTCATCGAGATCGGAGTCGACTCCCGGGGCGTCGCCAAGGGCGCCGGGGACATCGACAAGCGGCTCGGCAAGACGTGGAAAAAAGTGGGCGAGGGCGCGGCGCTCGGTGGCGCTGCCATCGGCGTCGCGCTCATCGCCGGCATCATGAGCGGCCTCGATTCCGAGGTAGCAACCGACAAGCTCGCCGCGCAGCTCGGCGCGACCGGGGAGGAAGCCGAAAAGCTCGGCGCACAGGCCGGCAACCTCTACAAAAAAGGTCTCGGGGACTCGATGGAAACCGTCTCGTCTGCGCTCGGCGCGGTCAAGACGAGTTTCGGAGATCTCGCCGACGATGCTGTTCAGCCGGTCACCGAGAAGATCCTCAACATGGCGAAGGCCTTCGAGATCGACACGTCCCGGGCCGCGCAGGTCGCAGGCCAGGCAGTCACGTCCGGCCTGGCGAAGGACGCGACGACCGCTCTCGACCTGCTGACGTCGTCCATGCAAAAGGTGCCGTCGACGAATACGGCCCCTTCATGACGTCGCTCGGAATTTCAGGCGAGCGCGCTTTCGGAATGCTCGTGAGGAGCGCCGAAAAGGGCATGTACGGGATCGACAAGACGGGCGACGCGCTGAAGGAATTCGGTATTCGCGCCACCGACATGAGCGCTGCGAGCAAGGCGGGTTACGACCTGCTCGGCATGTCGCAGGAGAAAATGACGGCGGAACTACTCAAAGGCGGCGACGCTGGCGCTGAGGCCTTCGATCAAATCATCGACGGACTGATCGGCATCAAGGATCCGGTCAAGCAGTCGCAGGCAGCGCTCGCGCTCTTCGGCACGCCGCTCGAAGACCTCGGCGTGAATGATATCCCGAAGTTCCTCGGCGGTCTGGGCAAGGTGCCCGACGGCATGGACGACGCCGCGGGCGCGGCCGACCGGCTCGGAGCGACCCTCAACGACAACGCCGCCACGAAGCTCGAGGCGTTCAGGCGCTCCGCGCAGGCAGCCTTGGTCGAGCAGTTGGCGAAGGCGATCCCCTACATCGAGAAGACCTTCGGGTGGTTGCAAAACAACAGCGACTGGGTCGTCCCGCTGGCGACCGGCCTCGGCATTCTCGCCGCGGCGATCGGCGTGATCGTGGCCGTACAGTGGGCGTGGAACGCCGCCCTCGCCGTTTGGCCTGGTACGTGGATCATCGCCGGCATCGTCGCGCTTGTGGCGGTCATCGTCTACCTGGCGACCAAGACGCAGTTCTTCCAGACGATCTGGGCGGCCGTCTGGGGATTCATGAAGACGGTCGGCGCGTGGTTCGCGGGCCCCTTCGCCAATTTCTTTGTGCAGCTCGGCAACAAGATCGCGTCTCAGTTCAACAAGATGAAGTCGATCGTTGTCGGCGTGATCAACGTTCTCAAGGGCGCCTTTATGGCGTACTGGAATACGTACGCGAAGATCATCGGGTGGATCCTCACAAAAGCTCCGGGGCGCTCTCGGTAACATGTTCGACGGCCTATGGAACGGCTTCCGCGGCGTGATCAACAGGATCATCAGCAAGTGGAACAGCCTCAGCTTCACCATCGGCGGCGGAAACTTCATGGGCATGGACATCCCATCCGCCAGCTTCGGCACGCCGAACATCCCCATGCTGGCTGACGGCGGCGTGGTCACCGGGCCGACCCTCGCCATGGTCGGCGAAGGTCGCGAGGACGAGGTCGTCGCGCCGTTGTCATCGCTGCCCGACCTGGCCGGCCGTGACGACCGCCCGATCGTGGTGGAGATCGCGCCCGGCGGCGAGCGTGAATTCCGCCGGTGGATCAACAAGACGGTGCGCGTCAAGGGTGCCCTCGGAACGGCTGCCGCGTGAGCGAGAACAACGTGATCGTTCAGCTGGCGCCCGGCGCAGACCCGGACGGGTTGCCGTCCGGGTGGGACTTCGTCTCCGCCGGACCGGTCGCGCCGGTCAAGCGCCGCAAGGCGGCCGACATCGTCATCGAGAGC